ACTAGGGGGATTAACTCACACAGCAGGGCGCTAGCCAGTTTCGTTAGTTTATGGAGTTAGTCAGACGATGAAGCGGGCATTGCGTCAGTCGAGGGGTATGTTTTAAGTAGGATCGCAGACACAAAAGTCAGCAAGATTTGCATCTTGTAGGTTCTCATGAGCTGGCGGAGTCTGAAATTATCATTTAACTTTATGATGTATAAGAAAAATTTAAAATGCAAATGGTGAGCGTATACCAATACGTATACCAATTACTTTTATTAAGGTTCGCTAGGGAGGGGGAGCATTGTGTACCTCCCAACATAAAAATTGCCAATACAACCTGCATTTAGAGTGATTTGAGGCAAAGTGTAACGCTGAACTTTTGGAACGTTCATCAAGGTGATAACAAAACTTTATGCACTTGCCTTCGTTGCATGAAACTATGGAGTTAGTAGAATTGCTTGACACTATGTGTGAAGATCGTAAATTCACATTTTCCATAGAAATAGCTCTTTGATGCGATTTTTTCAAATTACATTTCGTACAAACTCAACCCCATTGAAGCCCCAATTATATAATAGAGTCTCTGCCAACGAACGTTAACAAGATCACTACCGATATATGATGTATCTTCATTACCACGCCGCAGTAGTTTTCCATTTGCTAAGTATTTAAGTTCAAGAGAACCCATGATTTCTGTTGCGAATGTCGTAGGAAGAACAGAGCGAAATGGTTCGATATAAACGACATCATCCCCAACCAACATAAATTCATCAAAAAGATGAGAGAAGTTCTTCATATGCTCGCCTAGTGTTAATGAGTAAAGCTCATCATTTACTAGACTAATACTAATTTCACCCTTCTCATATTCTTTAGTTGTATTGTGCAGGTGTTTGATCTTATTTTCGTATTCTGGAGGGTAAAAAACTATTACGGAAATATGTGATTTTTCATGAAGCCATTCAATAGCATGAGGAATAAGCTCATCAAGGCTCACTGGTGTTACTTCCCTATTGGGAATGTCGCCATCTTCTTGCAGCTCTTTTTGAAGACTTAGGAATTTCTGAGTCTCCTTACAAACAAAAGGATAGTCGATGTACATAACACGATATTTTGCTGGTTTTCTTTGCATGATTTCTGTGTATGTTTCTCTCACTTCTAAAACGCATGCATTACAATCATTGACAATTTGGCGTCCTGTAAATCTAATTAAAGTAAATCCAGCCCTTGTAAGATACCGCTGTCTCTTAGAATCTTTATCAAGTTGATCTGGACTGGAATGATAATTGTGTCCATCCAATTCAATTATCAAGCGCGCATCCATTAAAATGAAATCAGCACGATAACGATAATGTTTGCTGCTATCACCAAACCATTTTTCACTTTCAATTAAGGCAGCAAAATCACCCAGTTCTTTTGTAAATTCATTTTCAATATAGGACGGAGGCCTATTTCTGTACCATGATGGACCTGCACCTGACATCGGTCTTCCTATGTTGTTTTCCATTTAGGTTGTGTTCCGTAAAGTTATTTTCCAGATTGAATATATATTGATTATAAGAAATTTGAAAGAGTTTTGGGATGGCAGGTTCTCGTACGTGTTAGCGTTTACCCGATTGGTTACCATTAAGTTTGCAATACGTTTCTATGTCCTCTATTAGCACTTATTGGAACAAATAGATCATTTCCTTGTAAAAGAGAAGAATGAGCTAGAAACAGTTTTATAGAAAACCCTTCACACTGTTCACCTTCTATTTTTAAGTATACATATCAGTTGGTTATTTGGTGAATGATAGATGCAGGGTGAAGGATATCATTCATTATCGGTAAAGTTCAGGCACAAAAAAACCGGCTTTCGCCGGTTCTGATTGTCATGCCGCTGCAGGGCCATCGCACTTCGGCAGCCAGTCGGTGCTGCTTTCTTCCGTCAGGTCCAGGTTGGTCTGCACCCCCAGCTTTGTCCGCCGCTTCATGTAGTGCTGTCCATATTCCCGCATGATGCTTTCCAGTGACAGGCCAAACATCTTCATGCTGAGCGGATTCTTGTAGCCGTTTGCCTCCATATAAGCCAGATAGGCGTGATAAAGGTAACGCCTGGGCTGAAGCGGCCTGATGCTGGCGTTCCCCATGTAAAGCGCGTTTGGCTCGGGCGTGGTGAACAGGTAGCCGCAGAAGTCCACCATCGGGTCCGCATCACGCTTGATGCGCATCGCCTCGTCAGAGTTCTGCTGCGACTGAAGCAGCGATCGGGCCTGCTGCGGCTGGCTGAACTGCTGCATCAGCTGGCGCACTATAACGGCCAGCTCACCGCTGATTTTTTCCTTCAGTTGCGGGTCGCGCTCGTCTGCCGGGATAATTTCCGGGAAGTGCAGTATCACCCGGCGGCGCGACACGCCCCCGCTGCGGTCGGTGAAGCGCATCGGGTTGTTGTTCACCGCCAGAATCACCGCCGGAATGTGGGTTGAGTAGGCATCGCGGTACTTCGGGTCAACGGACACCGCATCGCCGCCGGTAATCGCCTTGATGCCCGCGCCGTCGCCGCTCCACTTTTCCTGGTCGGGCAGGATAATCAGCGAGTAGCCAATCACCGCCGCACGTTCGCGCGACGACTCCAGCGTTTCAATGGTTGCTGAAGTGGTGTTGTCCGTTCCGGCCAGCATGGTGGCGATTTCCGCCATGATGCTCTTACCGCTGCCGCCGGGACCGGTAACTTCCAGAAACAGCTGCCAGTCGTAGCGGTTCGCAAGCACCATAAAAAGCGCGGCCAGAATGATGTCACGTTTGGCCGGGTCACGTCCGGCGGCGCGGTCGAGCCACTGCCAGAAGTGCGGCGCATGGTCTGCCAGCGTTTCACCCTGAACGGGCTTCGTGTAGTCCACCTCGCTGACCGTGCGCAGCCAGAAGTCTTTACTGTGCGGGCTGAAGCCGCCGGTGCGGGTGTCCAGCACGCCGTTACGAAAGCCAATCAGGCGGCGCGCCGGGTCGGCCTGCTGGGGCAGCATCAGCTTCAGCGTGTCCACCACGCCTGAAATCTTGCCCGCCGAAAACGGCGCACGCAGGCGCTGGAACAGCTTCGCCACGTCCCGCTCGAACTGCTTCCCGGAAATCACCTTCCACGCGCCGGAGCGGTAGCGTGACAGAATTTCCCCGCTGGCGTCCACGGCCAGCGCGCTGCGGTAGTGCTCAGCCACGCGCTCCGCCTTTTCGCTGGCGCTCATGGCCGAAAATTCTGCCTCACTCATCACGTCGAACGGACTGGCGGCGGGTGGCGTGGCGGCTTCGGCCAGCGCCCGCCGGGTGCTTTCCTCACCGTGCTGCATGAAGGCGTCATTCCAGTCTCCGAACACCGGCGGCAGGGCCACGGCTGCGCGGCTGACTTCGGCGGCCTGCTTCGCCTTCGCCTGACCGTCACCGTTCAGGTCGCGGTCGGCGGCAATCAGCAGCGGCAGTGTGGCGTGCTTTTCACGGGCAAGGCCAGCCAGAGAAAGGAGGTTGACGGACGACAGGGCAATCCACACCTCCTCCCCGGTCAGGTTGTGCACCGTCAGGCCGGTGGCGTAGCCCTCCGTCAGCCAGATGCGCGCTGCCGGTTTGCCGGTGCTGAGAACGTGATACGCGCCTTTTACCTGGCCGCCCTTCAGCGTGCGCTTTTCACCCGTGGCGTTAATCAGCTGCACATTCACCAGCTGTCCGCCCGTATCGTGCAGGGGAACGAGCAAATCACCGGCACGATAGGCCGTGAGCGCGACTTTCTGCGGCTTCGCCAGCGTCAGGCAAGGTTGATCAGGCAAGCCTTTGCGGGACAGGTAGGCGTTGCCGGTTGACTGCTGCGCAGTGCTGACCAGCTGCCGGGCCTGCTTCACGGCGGCGGCACGTGCGGCTTCGTTATCTTCGCCCACGCTGGCGGCAGGTATGCTGTCCACCGGCGGCAGGCTGCCGGTCAGGCCGTTTACCCGCGCGGCGGCTTCGGTCAGGCTCAGTGAGAGTACCTTTTTCACCAGGTCCATGCCGTCGCCGGCACCGCACTGATTACAAATCCACGTGCCGCGTCCCTCCTGGTCGTCAAAGCGGAAGCGGTCGGTTCCGC